ATTTGGTGCGCTCTTCTAATAGCTCATCAATCTTACCTGCGTCTAATAACTTCTTATCTTTCATTGACTGTTGTTGCTTAACCATGTCTTGGTAGCCGTCAAGGTCTATCCCATCAAACTTAGCGCTTAATGTTTCCATGTCTTTCATTAATTTAACATTGTTAGAACGGAACTCGTCTAACTTAGATTTGTTGTCATCTGATTTTGCTTGAAGTGAGTTAAACTCTTCTTCTGTATATGTCTTGTCGCTCATGTGTTATTCTCCGAATAATTGAAATTGTGTCACTGACACTGCTATTATACAGTTTATTACGCTAAATGATGTTTAGAAAAGTAAATCACCATTATCGTAGGCTTCTTGGTCTGACTTAGATAGCATCTTGTACTCATCATAAGGAACGCCATTATCAATAGCATCAGATACGCCATCAAATTGTTTTTCAGTGTCATCCCAAAATAAACCAATAAAAATAGGGTCAACACCGAATAGTTCTTTGTGTCTTTTAACTAAGTTTTCCACTGTTTACCTCTTTCATAATTATCTCAAACTCTTTTGTTAAGTTAGGGAATAGAGCTTTAACCTCTTTCCATTCTACCGTTTTATCCGCCCATAGACTGAACAAATTGGCAAAATTTTCATGAGGCTGTGCTGACTTTCTAGCATAATATCTTGTGCCATGTCCAAACATGTGATAATCAGTTTGAAAAGAGCCTTTACTAATACTGTCAACAATGTCACTCAAGCCTTTTTGGTGTTCTAGGTTTGTGGTTGTCTTGTAACCCTTGAGCCTTCCTTTATTTCTTCCACGGGTATAATACATGTCAACCTCTTTATACCACAGCTCTTTCAGCTCTTTCAGTTTAGCAATTCGTTTTGTAGCTCCTTCCTTGTGGAAACCCTCATAAACAATACCAAGATGTTCACCATCTTTTATTGCCGCACTTGCTAGTCTTTCTTCTGACAAAAATATCTCTCTTCCTTTGAAGTCTTTATTTTTACCGAGTATGTTGTCTATGTAATGTCCATATTCATGCAGAAGTACACGGTTGCCCTTTGTAGGGGCTTTTATGGCTTTTTGTGTGGTGTAATAACCGCCCTTTCCAACCATTATATTGTTTGGCTTTCTAAGTTTGTTAATTACTGACTTTGCCTCATCTCTTGAATTGTTTATTAGTTTATCCCAACGCTCTCCATTACCTAACTTAATAGGAGTCGTGTCTAGTTTTACAGCTTCAGGTGGTATTGGAATACTAATAGCTTTAGCAACAGTCTTAACCTTCTTAGGTGGTGATAACTTAACAACTAACTGCTCTACTGTAAGTGCGTTTCCTGATTGATTAACCAAGTCTGTAAAATTGAGCTTTCCCTTCTGCCACATGTCAAACTTCTTAGCGCCTAGTGCGTCTCTTTGGAATGACTCTGATTTGCCTTTTAACCAACCCTCATATCCTAGCTTATCTGATACTTGACCATCCATACTTGCTCTAGTTGATTCAGGAATCTCATCGAAATCTCCTTTAGCGCCTAGCTCTTCCCAACTCTTAGTGATTGGAACTTGTGTAGAACGACAACCCCAGTGTGCTGTTACACCTGGGAAATTTACTCCGTGATTGATAGGCTTTCTTTCAGGGTTTGACCAAGTTAATCCGTCTAGTCCTTTACAAGTGTTTGACGTTCTTGAGTCTAGTGTTGATACCCACTCAATGCTTTTAATAACATCGTCATTATCAGCGTATGTCATTAAGCGTGATTCGTTTGCTACTGCTTGAATAGATGTCCTTACTAATGCCTCAGCACTGCGTCTGTTAGCTTGTAATGCGCCATCTTTGAATTTGTTTGGTGATGTTCCGATAAGGTTCTTAGTTATTAAACTGGTAGAGTCACCTCTCATCATTCCCTGACGAATAGTGTCCGAAAACCTAGCGTGAAATGCCTCTGAGCGTCTTGACCACCATTCTGCTGACTGCGCACCTTCAAATAAAGTATCTGATGCGATAGCCTTTAACATCTGCTTACTCATACCAACTGATGCTACTTTGAAATTGATTGATTTGTTTAGAGCTGATACTGCTTGACTCTCAGCAATAGATGCCACATTCGCTAATGTCTTAGCATGGGTCTTAGCTACTTGCTTATAGGTAGTCTTGATAGTCTCACGGGTTTGCTTCAATAAAGCCTTCATACGCTTTATCTTAGTCTGCTCACGTACAGCATCCACCATGTTTGAGTTCTGAATATCAGCCACTAGAGTTTTCTCTAGCCTTTTGAGTTGCTTACGAACGTCTGCTTTTACTGATGCCTCAAGGCGTTGTAAATCTACAGAGTGTCCTGTAATCTCATCGAGTATTTTGTCATTGACTGACATTACTCAACTTCACCTGCCTGTACATCAATACGGTCTTTCTCATCTTCAATAGATGTCTCAGGGTCTAGTATCTCACCACGCTTCATATTATATAAGAATGTTTCATGACTAATACCACCTGATTGCCAAGCACCCATAAGTGATGTCATATCCTGTGCGTTAATCTTAGTATCAACAAAGTCAGTGTTAAGTTTAACTGTCACATCGCCTTTGATACCTTCCCATTCTGCCATAACCTGTAATGCTGTTTGGATTGCTTGCTCTACAGTCTTAACTGTTGACATAAGTGTTGATGCTTCAGCGTTTTGTCTTAGTCTTACTGTGTCCGCAGCTTCTATACCACTCTTCTGAGTTTGTAATAGTTGAGCGCCTAGAGATGCCATCATTGAACGCTTCTCGTCCATGGCTACTTCTAGTGCTTTCAGTCCTTGACCACTGAACTCTAGGTAGCCTACCTTTGATTGCTCATTAGGTAGAATCCATGCTGTTCCTGAACCGATTGATAATTCACTATCACCATCAATGCCTGTAACGTAAGGCGTAGGTAATGCTGTGAAATGACGACCGTGTTCTAAGTCTGCTGATGTTCTGTAAAGCGATAAGCCTGTATCTGCTAAAGATAATAATGAAGGCTTACTTGGCTCTAGGTTGAACCCATCACCACTTACCGCAACAAAAGGTACACCGTCTAATCCGTCACCACGCATGGTAGGGTAAATCTCTTCTACAACACTCCAACCTTTGTTATCACGCCAAATACGGACAACATACTTACCGTCTTCGTCTTTAGTAAGCTCTCTGTACTGAATAGCGTACTCTGACTTGTATCTGTCTTTAGGGTCAACCTTGCGATATGTCTCTTGTAATACGACAGTATCATCAATCCAGTTTGTAATCTGTTCTGTTGTGTAGCCTGTTAAATAAGGACGCTCTTCGTTTCTATCTACTAGAACACCTTGTCTTCCCATCAATAACTGCTCTGACAACATCATTGAGATGAAGTCATTTAGTGATACGCCTGTACCTGTAATGTCTTGGAATAACTCTTCTAGCTTAGGAGATGCTTCAATGATAGGGTCAACTCGCATAACAGCGCCAATCAATCCTGACACAGTTCTTTCAATACCGTTGTAATATACGCCTCTAAGTCTGTAAGCGTCATACTGTGCCTTGTCCTGACCACTTAATTTAGGTAGATAATCCACCCCTTTTGATTTGATTGCGTCACTACCATCAAAAGAGTCTCTGATTCTTTGCCATTGGTTTGATGCTTCTACATAATACGGATGTTTTGATTCAATTCCCATTTGTTACACTCCTATAACTCTTGCTAGTTTTGGTTTGCCCTTACGCTTAATCATAGGCTGTAGGGCGTATCTTAATGCGTCTATATAATGATTGTCTTTATCAACAATTGTCGGCAATATGTCTTCAGTCAATCTATCTATCTTATAACTGTATCTTACAAATTCGTTTGCGGTTTCCATACACCTTGTATGAATATGAACTTTACTAAAACTTCTGATGTGTTCAATACCGTCTTCAACACTGCCTGACCACTTATGAACCGACTCAATTCTATACCCTTGTCTTCTGACAAAAGAAATAGACTCAGGTCTGGCGCTGTCCGCCCTTATTGTATATTGTTTTGCATTAGGTATGGAGTCAATTAAGGCATAAGTATTGTCTAACTCTACCTGTACACCACCTGCTTCATAATCAATCCATAGGTCATTACCTGTGATATAACATCTTAGCACTACAGTAGGGTCTTGAGAGAATCCCCAGTCTAATCCATAGTAGAAAACCATCTCATTAGGCGTGTCAAAGTCCTCTACTACAAACTTACCCTTGAATATCTGAGCGTCTGATGCTGTCTTACACTCGCCTTCCCAAATATGTAAGTAGTCATCGTAATCTAATTCACGTTGATACTCCATCTCAGTACGCAACTCATCACTGAAGTAAGGGTTAGCATCCCAGTTCACCTTTACAGTTATTTGGTTGTCTCGCTGATTAACAATGAAACGCTGATAGGTTGGGTCTGTTTCTAGGTTCGGGTTGAAGGCAATCCATATCTGTGAGCCTTTCTTTCTTATTGTCGGAATCAACACATCCCATGACGCACTACTAATCTTCTGCGCCTCTTCTACCCAACAAATATCAATGCCTTCTAATGATTTGATTTGCATCGGGTCATGCTTCAATCCATGAAAGAGAAACTCTGTGCCATTAAGCCCATAGATAGAGTCTCTAGTAATACGGTAGAACCTTTCTAGTTTGTTTTCCTGAATACATGTCACTAATAGCTTATGTACTGAATCTCTGATTGAGCCTTGGACTTCACGGGTACACAATATTCTTAGTGGTGTCTTGATGCCTCTCTGTAATAACGCTATAGCGAAACCCCATGACTTTCCACCACCACGCCCACCATAGAACACTTTATATCTACTAGCCTTGAATAGTGGCTTAAAAGCTCTAGGCAATTTAAAGACGTTATCTTTTTTCTCTAACCTCTTTTCTTTTGCCTGTTGCTTGTCTTCACTCAAAGTCAGCATCAGGGTCTACAAATTCAACCACAAAGTTCATATCCATGTCACCTTTGATGTCTAACTCTTGCTTATCGCCCCATCCACGGTCTCTACCTTGACGCTTCAAAACTGTTTCGCATGCTTTAAACTTAATAGCCTCATTGTCAGACCTCATCATTTCGTCCATTCCTGTTTCGGCAACATCAACCCTACTGTCTTTAATATCAGCTAATTGCTCTTTATCTTTCTTTGCTCTTTGACTGACACCCTGTCTAGTAATACTCTCACCTGTTTTATCAGTAATAGCGTCCGCAGTAGCTTGGAACACGCCACCGTTTGCTCTAAGTATTGCCCAAAACTCTTGGTTATTTATTATCATATTATGTAAACCTTTGTAAACTACTGTCTAGTCTCATTTGGATGATTGTCTTCTATAACACTAGCCATGAAATCTATATTACTATCGTGTAAATCGTTATAGTCAATAGTCTCGCCCTCTTCATTAAGACCATTAATCATTGTTGCTGTGCTATGTAGTGCTTGGTAATATAAGACGGCTAATTGTTGGTGTGATAATTCTGTTACTAAATAATCAACAAAGTCTGATACTTCTTCTGCTTGTTCGTTTTCTTTACTCATCTTCTGCTTCCCATGTTTCGTTATAAGGCTTAACTCTGTACTCTTCGTCTTCATGCCACATAGGTGACACATCCATGTCTTCCCAATGCTTAATGCTTCTATCACAGCAAAGTGTTACTAGCTTTTGAATTTTGTATCCTTCAGCAAAGGCGTGTATCTCTTCTGCGTGTTTATGCTTCATCTCTTATAACCCATTGATTCATAATACAAATCTTCAGGTCTAGGTAGTATGATTCCCCACTCAGCAACGAACATATCTATCTGCTCTAGGTAGTCTTTAAACTCACCGACCTTTAGTTTGGTTGTACTTCTTAGCTCTCTAATAGCTTCGCCTTTCTTAGTCGTTAATTCATTGT